CCGCTTTCGGTCTTCTTGAAATACTCTCGCAATACAACCGCAATGCAATCGCTATACGTTCGCATCCTGACCAACCGCGCAATTTCTTCGGGGTCTATAGGCAACGGTTTTTCGTGGAGATAGCACCAATCAAGCATTCGGCGGTAAGCCAAATCTTCAAAGTCTGTGAGGTGAGCCGTGTGGCTCTGATAGTCACCAATGTTGAATTGGTAATAGTGCATTTTGCAACCTTACGTTCTAGGTTAGCGTTACTTAAAAGAACATCGGCAGGGCGGTAACGAGTCGCCTTTTCCCCCGCTAAGGGTAGCCGTGCCCATATTCTACACCGATTCTTTCGCAAGCTCAAGTGCCCTATGCAGCAGGGCAATCGTAGCAGCGTCCAGGTCATCCTCAATGTTGTACTCAGCCGCCAGTTCAATGGCTTGGCACAGCAAGATTTCTGCGCTCTGTAGTTCTAGTTCATCCATAGTCATCCTACGAGCCTAGCATAAATTTCCTATAAAAAAACTAGGGAAAACCCCTAGTAAATAGTTCAAAAAAGGCTGGAAAGCTGCGATAAGATGCGTCTACCGCAAGCAAGGGGCAAGCGGATTTAGTGACCAAGAAAGGTTTTTTATGACACATACATCATTCAGAGAGCTAGTTAGGAAAGAGCTGGAAAGCACTACGTTTTGCTGCTATTGCTTAGAAGTGCAGGGCGACAAATGGAGTTGCTGCCAAGAGAATCACTTTGTCCCGTTTGGCGACTTGTACCCTGAAGACCAAGAGGGAATCTTGGACTATGAGCTAGAAGAGTACGAAGGAGCAGCCAAATGACAGTCTACAACAGTACTCACGAAGTTGAGTGGGACAGGATGGGCAATGGAGACTTTGCAAAGCTCCTAGTCGAATATGAGTGGGATACGGAAATGAACACTCTATTTATCTCTTCGGTCATATACGAAGGACTTGAGTGGATTGACTACCTGAACGACATCACCCGCAACTACATCACAAATTACATTTCCGAAAGGCTTGAAGATGACCGCGAATAAAGAAGCAGACCGCATCATTGCGGACGCAGAAGAAGCAGCACAGCGCTATGGCGCCAAAGATGCAGCAGACCGGCTGGCTTACCAAGTTGGCGTTTTGCAATCTCATATCCGTGGCTTGTGCCATGAGTCGCAATACATCAGCGATGAACTCAAGAAGCTCCAGCAGGAAGTCTTGTGGGAGCGAAAAAATGGGAAATGAACTACAAGAAAAGATAAGTAAGACTTGGGAAAGTTTCCGAGAAGTACGCGATTTGGCAGATGAAGCGTATAAACAATATCAACTGCTTGCTGATAAAGCAGATTGCAAGTTCAAAGAAATTGAACGATTGACAGAACAACTTAGCAAACTTGAAAGAGAGATAGCATGAAAAATATTGCATCAGCACTGGTAAAAGCACAGAAGGCTTTTGGACCTGCACTCAAGACATCGACTAACCCGCATTTCCGCAGTAAGTATGTTGACCTATCAGGTTGCATCGAGGCCGTGATTGATAGCCTGAACAACGCAGGCATCGCACTTGTGCAGCGTACATCTGAGGACAGTACAGGCGTGACTGTGGAGACTGTTTTCATCCATGAATCGGGTGAAACATTGGAATGTGGGAAATTGCACGTTCCAGCGTCTAAACAAGACCCGCAGGGGTATGGCAGTGCATTGACCTATGCGCGGCGCTACAGCCTCATGGCGGCCTGCGGAATCGCTCCTGAAGATGATGATGGAAACGCAGCATCTCGTGGCCCCCGCACTCCCGCTGCGAAAACTGAATTGGTGTCACCAGGACGCACAAGCGCAGTCTATGTCGTGGCGCAAGCAATCAATGAACGTATGGCAGCAGATGATGCTATCGGCGCATTGGAAGAGTTCCAAGGCATCACTGATGTTGAGGAAAAAACCGCACTGTGGTCAATGCTTGACAGCAAAACCCGTAGCGCAATTAAAAAGCAATCTGAACTTTCAAAGGGTTAAAAATGGCAACTTTCAAAGGGTTAAAAATGGCAAAGCTATACGAAGTGACCGTTGTCAACGGCAAGTACACCAAAGACGGTGTTGAGAAAAACAATTATCAAAAGATTGGCTCCATCATTGAGACAAAGAATGGCAAGCAGTTGAAGCTGGATTCAATTCCTGTGATTGAAGGCGGATGGAACGGATGGGCTTATCTGAACACTTCTAAGCCTAAAGATGGCTTCCCAAAGGATGATGGGTTTCCCAAGGACATGGACGACGATATACCGTTTTAATTTTCGGGAGGGAAAACAAGGGTATCGATTCGCAGTTGCCGCCTAAGCAAGTACCTCCCTCCTTTTAGGAGTAATTTATGACTACTTATGCAGATTTAGAGATGAATATTGTTCGATGGGCAGAGGCTCGGAAAATCATTCCGAATAGTCATGCTCAAACTCAGCTTCTTAAAGCTGTGAGCGAACTCGGAGAATTAGCAGATGCAACCATAAAAAATGACCGTGAAGGTATTGAAGATGGAGTGGGAGACGTAATGGTTTGCTTAATTGTTTACTGCGCTTTGCAGGACATCAATTTGACCAACTGTATGCAGGTAGCGTATGACGTTATCAAAAATAGAAAAGGTACTTTGTTGGCAAATGGTGTTTTTGTGAAGGATTAGCAATGACACAGACTACTTGGATACTGAATAAGTTACGGGCTGGATTTGGACTTACCCCCATTGATGCACTAAACGGCTGTGGATGCTTGCGTTTAGCTGCAATCGTTCATATCCTTAAGAAAGATGGATGGAACATTGAAACTATGACACAAAAGGATTCGATGACCGGAAAGCGTTATGCCCGTTACATTATGCAAACGCCAGAGAAGTTATGAAATATATTGCTGACTTCTTTGCGATTATTGGATTGTGCGCCACTATTATTATGGTGACGTTCTATATTGGTTACATAACTTATCAGCCCAAGTGCCGTACTGTTGGCGCATTGTTTTCGGAGCATTGCAAATGAACGATGATGATACCGATGCAGGAGGCGACTTCTTCTTTGACTTAATGAAAGTGCTGATTGCTTTGTTCTTTTTTTGTTTGTGTGTCGCCGTGATTGGCGGCATTGTATGGGGGTTGCTATGACCGGATTTGATTCAAAACGGCATATGGCTTCGAATAAGCAAAATCCTGTGCTTGACATTGATGGTCATATAGTTGGAAAAATGCGTAAGTCAAAGCCAGCGCACAGCGAATGGAACGCTGCGCTTGATGAAGCAGCATCACGCATCAATGAAATAACAGCATTTCCCAAGACTACGCAGGATAGCTTTGCCGTGTTCATTCAAGGGTTAAAGAAATGAAATGTCCGCAATGCAAAGCCTGGGCGACTGTACTGGAGACGCGCAGCAAGGCCAACAACGAAACGTACAGACGTTATCAATGTGCAAATGAGCATAAATTTAGCACTAGAGAAGCCTCTGCTGAGTGGGAAAACTATCGCAAAAGTGCAACTCCAGACAAGATTCGCAATCTGCTACGCAGCATTCCTGGCGGCCTAACGCCTTTCCAAATTGCTCAGGTGCTAGGAATAACGCATGGAGATGTGCGAAAGAAGCTACGAGGAATGAAAGATGTTTACGTTATTGGCTGGATTAATCCGCCTCGCCATACTGCACTATGGGCTGTAGCTGAAAGTATCAGAGACAAGCCAGCAAACGCTCGCAGACCACCAAAATCTGCGGAAACTTTACGTCAACTAGGATATGGAACATCATGAAAATCACAGCTACATTTCAAGATGAAGAAGAAGCCATCAAAGCCATTCATTCGGGCTATGCTTGGCAAACCCTACATGAGATTAATGAAGTGCTGCGTCAGAATAGAAAACACAACCTACCTTTTGAGCAAGTCGTGTCTCAGATACAAGCATCTGTTAACGATGCACTGGCAATGATATACCCAGATTAGGCTTCTTCGTACTCTTCTTCTTCCCAGTCGTCTTCGGACTCATCGTCTTCTTCGACTTCTTCTTCTTCTTCTTCAATGTCTTCCACGACTTCCCAGCCGTTTACTTCGTAATAAGCAGCGACATCTTGGATGACTTTGATGACGTTCATATCTTCGGTATCGATGGTAATGGAACCAGACTCGATTAGCATTTCAAACTGATACATGGTAACTCCTAAAGGTTGATAATTTGTCCGCGAAACTCTACCTGATTTTCGTCCCAATTGTGAACTAACTCGGGCCATAAAAGCTTACCATCTTTGAATGTCAAAACAGCAAATCCAGACCTATGGTTCAATGGACTTCCTTCTCCGTAATCAAATTGTGGGCCATAAGGCTCTGCAAGAGTTCCAGTATCTATTCCATAGCGATTCCCGTTGTAATCGGCAAATGGAGTTACTTTTAAGCTGTGCAAATGTCCAGTAACAATGCTGACTCCAGCATTTACTGTATTGTTATGAGCAGCATGAACACCATTTTTATACCGATGCTTAATAATGCAATCTTTTGTAGGCCAAACAGACCATGCAAACTCCCAAGATGGCAAGTGATCTTGCAACTTAAATCCATGAACTTCACGATATTGCGGAGCTTGAGATGCTAGTTTATTGGCAAATCTGGTGTCGTGATTGCCCCAAGTGAAAATCAATTTGCAGTTGTGACGAGCAGCTTTTGCAGTTTCTTCAATCTCATCTAGGTGCGCTTGAACAGCTTTCAGTTCTTCAATGACACTTGGAGTTTTAGACCATCCAAGTGGGTCATGCCTGTTAATAGTTGCTCCATCAAATGCATCACCATTGCTGATAACGGCGTGAGGCTTGAGTTCTTTAATGGCCCACAGCAGACCTTTGTAGGCAGTTGTGTACTCGCCAGGCCAAAAATGAGCGTCACTAAAAACGATTATTGTTTGGTCAAGTATGCCTAAATCAATGCGATTTAGTGATGTTTTAATTGGTTGAATATGCGCGTATTGTTTAGCATTCTCATGCGAACTAATCAATGGTATGTTGTGGTCTGCTTCAATTCTGCGGCGGCGGCGGTGTACGCTTCGCTCATCTATTTGGAAATGCTGTGCCACTTTAGAAACTGAACCAAGTCTGTTCCATGCATCTACAAACTCATCACGCGAAACTTTAGCTTGCATATATACCCTGTAAAGTTGCGCGGAATCTAGCACATATCTATTGCATCATCATGGACATGGTCTACGCGCGCTAACCAACCTTTAAGAAACTTTTGCTGAGAAGCATTTTTTTCAGCAAGGCCACGATAAAAATCTTCTTTTTGCTTAGTAAAATTTTCCAAAATAGTCTTATTGGAAGCTTTTGCTACCAATGCTAAAGTGCCTGCTCCAATAACGCCATCATCAATAGCATTTACAGCCCGTTGTAAAAACTTTGATGCCCTGCCAATTCCAGCATTTACAGCAAAGTCAAATACAGCGTAATCAACGCCCTTGGGAAGGTCATCACCTTTTACTTTATCCCAATACATTTGCTTGTAGAATGGTTTGACTTGCTCTCTTGTTAGGACTTTCATTTCCCCCGGTTGAATGGCGCGGTCCAAGTAATCGCCCCAAGCTCCAATAGTTACACCAAGATTGGTTTCTCCGCCTCGGTCTGCAGGGTCGTTTACATATCCGCCTTCAGATTTAATGATGCGGTCAAAAGATGCGTCAAAATTTTCTTTCATTTTGTTGGCTCCGACTGAGCAAGTAACTCAGTCTTGGCTTGGCTGCCAGCGCTAGAGCCAAAATAAAAGCTAATAATTCCTGTCCACGCAGTGCCCAAAGAGCCAAGCATGATGTCAATTTGCGGGGCGTGTTGAATTTGACCATACATAAGGCCAAATAAGATGCCAAAGAAACCGATAGTTACACCAAGTGCCATGATTGGCGGAATCCATGACTTGGTAGCAATCTGCATATCACGAGCAGACTTCTTGTCCTCTGCAACCAGTTTTGCGAAATCTAAGTTCATGGACTGAGCTTGTTTTTTCAGCTCTAGTTCAGCAAGCTGAATGGATGCCACCTGCTCGGCGGTCAACTTGTTGCTACTGATGATGCCTTGCACCTCATCAGGGTCGCAGCCAATAGCTTTGGCAACAGCAGAAACAGCCATGCCAGCCAATGGGCCACCAAGCGCCGTGGCGACTGTAGGAGCGATTGTTTTAAGCCATTCCATCATGCTTTCCTTTCAAGGAACAAAGTCGTAAAAAAGTAACTCAGGCCGATTGCTGAAATGAACAAGGAAATCCAAAATGCCAAGTTGACCGCTTCCATGATTTCCTTTTTGCGCTTGGCTTTGGCTGCTGCCGCTTCCATCTCAACTTTTTTGCGTCGCTGAATAATGTTGTTGCGCTCTAGCAAAACGCCTTCCCAAACATCAGCATTGCCCGACCATATCAAAGTATTTTTAAGGTCATTTTCTGCATCTGCAAGCTGCTTGGCCTGCATGACTGTTTCCAGCGCTTGAGCAGTGTCACTCTTAAACTTCTTTGGATTGTTCGCGGCCTGCTGAACAATGTCTTTAGCCTCGAAGAACTTGCCCAAATCAGCGGCAATGCCTTGAACATCCTTGCCTAGCTTTATAGCCGCTTGGATGCCTTTAACAGCTGCTTGAGCCGCTGCAAATGCCGTGAATGGGTCTATCACTTTTTATTCACAACTACCCAACGGCAGATGCGTCCATCTTTGTCAAGGAACTCATTTGCCCCTAGCTTGTCATCTTGTTTTGGCTTGCGGCATATAAGCAAGGTCTTTGTCTCAGTTCCAGGCCACGGGCTTTCGGCGGAAGCTAATAGCATACTAAGTCCTTGAGTTAATGGCATTATTTTCTTTGACTTTGCATGCCAAATCCAGAAGAAAACAATGACATAGGAACTACAGATGGCGCTGGTTTTGGGGTAGTTCCAGACAAAAGTCCACTAATTGCTGCTCTAGCTTGGCTTTGACGCAGCATTTTCTGAAGTTCATCTGCCGCATATCCGGCAATAGGAACCGCTACAGCCTCTGGGCGCCCAGCAGCATATCCTCCAACTCCAATTGTTGTGCTAAAAAATGGAGAAC